CAGAAGCTCCAGGAGCGCGACGCGCGCGGCGGCACGCGTTACACTGAGATCGTCCAGGCTCACTTCAATGTCGTTTCGCCGGATGCCAGGCTGCAAAGGCCTGAGTACCTGGGCGGCGGCCAAGGGATGATCAATGTCAACCAGGTCGCACAGACCGCGCCGACCGTCGCAGGCTCGACTCCTCAAGGAAACTTGGCCGCGTACGCTACTGCCCAGGTTACGGGGCACGGCTTTACCAAGTCCTTCACGGAGCACGGCATCATCATTGGTCTCATCGCCGTGCGTGCGGACCTCAACTATCAGCAGGGACTAAACAAGTCCTGGTCGCGCTCGACGAAGTACGATTTCTACTGGCCAGCGCTCGCCATGATCGGCGAGCAGGCCGTTCTCAATCAGGAAATCTTCGCCCAAGGGACCGCTGGCGGCGCTGCCGACCAGGGGGTCTTTGGCTATCAGGAGAGGTATGGTGAATACCGCTATAAGCCGTCAATCGTTACGGGACAGATGCGAAGCAACTCAGCGTTGCCTCTTGATACTTGGCATCTCGCCCAAAATTTCGCAGCTCTGCCTACTCTCTCGGACACGTTCATTCAGGACAATCCGCCAATTGCCCGAGTTGTTGCGGTGCCTTCGGAGCCAAACTTTATTGGAGACTTCTGGTTCCAGCTTAGATGCGCCAGGCCGATGCCTATGTTCGGCGTTCCTGGCCTGATCGATCACTTCTAATGGCCTGGGCTCCAATCGTAGCCGCCGGCGTACAAGCCGGTGGCTCTCTCCTCGGAGGCATGTTCGGTGCCTCCGGTCAACAAAACACAAACGCTCAGCAGATGCAGTTTGCTGCTGAGCAAGCGCAAATGAACCGCGACTGGCAGGAGCGTATGAGCAACACGTCCTACCAGCGCGGCATGGCCGACATGAAAGCGGCTGGTCTAAATCCGATCCTGGCCGCCAACCTGGGCGGCGCGAGCTCGCCAGGAGGCTCGATGGGCTCGATTGGCACGCTCGGCAATCCGGGTGCGTCTATGCAGCAGGGCGTGACGTCTGCCGCGGGAGCGGCTCAAACCGCTGCGGCGGTGAAGGAGTCAATCGCGCGAGCGGAAAAGGACGATACCCAGCAGGATTTGAACAAGGCCCAGACCGACACATCAAAGGCCACGACAGGCCTTACGATGGCGACAACTGAAAAGGCGAAAGCCGATACGGCAACATCCGGCAAACAACTGGAGGTGCAGGATTCAACTATTAAAGCGAATAATGCGGCTGCTCTTTCCCACGGAGCAGACGCTGCTCTCTCGGCTGCTCGTACTATCGTTGCTGGACACGATGCTAACTCGGCAAAGGCGCGAGCCCAGCTGGAGCAGGACCGGGCCGACCAGTACCACCACGTCGGAGAGGGATGGTCCCCGGGAGAAATCTTAGGGACCATCTCGAAGACAACGAGCACGATCGGCGACGCTGCGGCTCGTACGGTCGGCGGGATCATCGATCGCTTCCGATCCGGGCAGGGATCGGAGGTGCCTAACTCTGCAAAACGTCTACCGTCAGAAAATCCCGGCTTGTCCGGGGGAGGTCGTTAAATGGCAAAGCTCCCAACTGAACCCCTCGAAGTCGTGGGGTTCTATCTTCCTCGCAAGCCGGTCGATTGGACCGGCGAAATTCTCGACCTAAAGACGGGCGAGCTGGTGAAGGAGCCGTCTATGACAAAGCAGTCCTTCAAGGAGGAATGCGATATCAACACAATCGTCAAACGCTTTGAGTCCGGCCAGGCAATCGATCATATCAACCAGGCCGCCCACCTGGGTTACTTCGAGGACCTGCCCTCCGGCCTTGACCTTCAAATGGCCCTAGAAATGGCTACGAAGGCCGAGCAGGCCTTCATGGCGCTGTCGGCCGATGTCCGGGCCAGGTTCGCTAACGACGCTGTGCAGTTCATGGCGTTCATGGACGACCCCTCCAACCAGGAGGAAATCATCAAGTTGGGCCTGGCCAAGGACACTCGGCCTCCGCCTCCACAGAAACCAATGCAGGTGGAGGTGGTCGTACCCAAGCCGATCGAGGGCTCGCCTAAGTCGGCCGACAAGTAAGTTTGTCAAAATTTGACAAACAGGTTTAACAAACAAGCCCGCGCGCCTCGTTCTTGGCGCGGGCGTATAGCGAAGCGGCGGGGTCGTTTCCCCGCCGCCTTCGCGTCTGCACTCACAGTGCTTCCAATCCGTCAAGGAAAATCAATCAACCGGCCGCGCGGCCGTGGAGCGCGCTAGCTCTTGGGGCGAAGCCCCCTATGCCGAGCAAATGCGGTAGTCAGACCATATGCTTACTGGATATCATATGGTCTAGGTGACAGCCCTAATCCCAGGGCTCACCTAAAACGGAGCGAGCCTAATGGCGAAGCGACATAAGATGGGCAACCATCACTCACAACGACACTTCACGAAACATGCAATGCGAGTCCATCCTAAAAACGTTCCTCGGCTTCCTATGCGCGGCGGCATCCGCCTGTAGCTACGGTGACGTGCTTCCATCCAATCCCCGCCTACCGGTCGAAGGAAACCAACCCTTCGACCGGCAAACGGGGTCTGGTCTTCAGTTCGAAGCATCCTCTACGACTTGCCGAGGGTTTATCGTTTTCTGTCCCGTGTGGACGGTGTATCGGGTGCAGGATAGATCGCTCACGAGACTGGGCCGTGCGCTGTATGCACGAAGCCCAGATGCACCCGGAAAATTGCTTCCTAACTCTGACGTACGACGACAAATATCTCCCTGAAAACTATTCAATCGACAAAGTTGTTCATCAAAAATTCATGAAAAGACTGCGCGAAAGCGCTGGTCAAAAAATCAGGTTCTTCGCTGCCGGTGAATACGGCGATATCGAAGACCGCCCTCACTATCATTACTTACTATTCAACTACCGACCGACTGACCTAAAACTTCATTCAACAAAAAACAAAATCAATCTCTACACATCAAACAAAATTCAAAAACTATGGCCTTACGGCTTCTCAACGGTCGGAAATCTCACTTACCAAAGCGCTGCCTACTGTGCGCGCTACATCGTCAAAAAAATCGGCGGCGATAAAGCCGCCCAACACTACGAGAGGGTTCACCCTCTCTCCGGCCGCCTGGTCCAGGTGGCCCCAGAACAATCTTGGCGTTCTCTTAAGCCCGGCATCGGTGATGCCTGGTATGAAACATTTAAGACGGACATCTACCCGTCTGACTTCTGCGTCGTCGACGGCAAACGGCACCCTGTGCCGAAGTACTACATAAAAAAACTAGAGGAGGAACAGCGGACCCAGATCAAACGCAAACGGAAAGCTCGAGCGCGAGATCATAAGGCCGACGCGACGTCGGCCAGGTTACGCGCTCGGGAAACTGTGAAAGAGGCTCAAATCTCAATGCTGAAAAGGACACTCAAATGAGAATGAACGCTTACTCCGTCTATGACTATAAGACGGGTGCCTATCACTTGCCGTTCTTCGCGATCAATGACGGCGTCGCGGTGCGCACGCTGTCTGATGCGGTGGCTGATCCGAACATGATGTTCGGTCGCCACCCAAAGGACTACGTCCTCTATTGCGTCGGCCAGTTCGACGATCAGGCCGCGCAACTGATCCCGATGTCTCCGATCAAACATGTGATCGAGATCATCACTATTCTTCAATCGCTTCAGTCGGAAATTCCGTTCCCGGATCGCCTGGCCTCGGAGGCTTTTAAGGCGAACGGTACGAAGCGCGGCGATGAGGAGGCAATCTAATGGCACGCATGCCCTCAACCGGGGGACCTCCGCATAACTTCGCACAAGTTCCTCGCGCGGAAATCCCCCGGTCTTCTTTCGACCGCTCTAGCGGGCACAAGACAACGTTCAACGCCGGTCAATTGATCCCTGTCTTTCGAGACGAGGTTCTTCCCGGCGACACGTTCTCTCTCAACATGCACGGCTTTTGCCGTCTCTCAACACCGCTGCGACCGTTCATGGACAACGTTTACTTGAACAGCTTCTTCTTCTTCGTTCCGCTGCGGCTGCTCTGGACTAACTTTGTAAAATTCATGGGTCAGCAGGACAATCCTGGTGACTCAACCTCGTACACAATCCCTCAGATCGTCGCCCCGGCTGGCGGCTACACGGAGATGTCGATCTATGACTATATGGACCTGCCAACCAAAAAAGCGGGCATCAGTCACAGTGCTCTGTACT